GTAATATAATAAATCAAGGAATCGGTAAAATATAAGTTATGAGAAAAAAAGCGATGAGAAATGTGTCAATAATGACAGAACTATCTACAGAAAAGGTTGAGTTAGCTTTAGTTGATGATTACAATAAGAGAATAGACAAAGCTAATAACGAAAGAGCAGAGGCATCTATTGCCTTAAATAGAACAGAGTTAAGATTGGGAAATGCAATAACTCAACTTGAATTAGCAGTAAAAGAGGGGATTAATATAGAAAAAGCAGCTAAAGATTTAGGTGTAAAATCTCCTGTAGATTTAAGTAGAGTAGAAGCTAAATTAAATCAATTTAAAAAAGCTCTAAATGCTTTAAAAACAGTATCTATAAAAAATTAACACAAAATGCAAATATAAATTTTAACACGTTATAGTAATATGAAATCAACAGAAATCTTAAACAAAATCAAGACTTACTTGGGAGAAGAAGTCAAAGAAGAATCTCCAAAGGAAGCATTAGAGTTAGCACAGCTAAAACTCGAAAACGGAACAGTATTAGAAGCAGATGCTTTTGAATCAGGAAACGAAATCTTTATTCTTACAGAAGATGAAAAGGTAGCAGTACCACAAGGCGAATACCTAATGGAAGATGGAAAAATGTTAGTTGTAGAAGAAGAGGGAGTTATTGCAGAGATTAAAGCTGCTGAAGAAAAAGAAGAAGAAGTAGAGCAGGAAGAAGAAGAGAAAGAAGAAATGCAATATGTTCGTAAAGAAGAATTTGAATCAGCCGTTGAGGAAATCAAAGGTATGATTAAAGAGCTTAAGGATGAAAAAGAGAAGAAAGAAGAAATGGCAGAGGAAGTTAAGGAAGAGCTTAGCAAAACTCCTGCTGTTGAGCCAATCGCTCACAATCCTGAAGTTCAAGAGAAATTTAAAGTAAGATTCGGAAACAACCGAAAAGAGACTGCTTTAGATAGAGTAATGAAAAGATTAACCAATAATTAAAATTAAATAAAATGCCAAATCCAACAATTACAGCAAGTAGTTATGCAGGAGAATTTGCAGGTAAGTATATCGCTGCGAGTTTATTGACAGCAAAAACCTTAGATGATGCTGCGATAACTATTTTGCCAAACATTAAGTACAAAGCTGCTATGAAAGTAGGGGTTTTCTCAAATTTAGTAAGAAGTGCTGATTGTGATTTCGATTCAACGACTTCAGGTCTTACACTTACTGAAAAAGTATTAACACCAACCGAATTACAAGTAAACCTACAAATCTGTAAGAAAGAATTACACGCAGATTGGGAAGCTGCTCAAATGGGCTTTTCTGCTTTTGACAACTTACCACCACTATTCTCTGATTTCGTTATCGCAAGAGTAGCTGCTGAGGTTGCAAGTGCAACTGAAACTTCTATTTGGTCAGGTTTAGCAGGAGAGGGTAACTTCAATGGCTTTGTAAAACTTGCTACAGATGATTCTGATGTAGTAGATGTTACAGCAGGAACAGTTACTTCAGCTAACGTAGTAGCAGAATTAGGTAAAATCGTTGATGCTATTCCATCAGGAGTTTACGGTGCTGATGATCTTATTCTTTATGTATCATCAAACATCTATAGAGCTTACATTAGAGCTTTAGGTGGTTTCGGTGCAGCAGGTTTAGGAGCAGCAGGTTACGAAAATAGAGGTAACAACCAATCATTAGATAACTTATTCTTTGATGGTGTGAGAATCTATCAATCTTCAGGTTTTGGAGATAACCAAGCTATCGCAGCAAGAAGCTCTAACTTATTCTTCGGAACAGGTCTATTAAACGACAGAAACGAAGTTAAAGTTATTGATATGTCAGATATTGATGGCTCACAAAACGTAAGAGTAGTAATGAGATATACAGCAGGATGCCAAATCGGTGTAGGTGCTGACGTAGTTCTTTACGACTAATAAATTAAATTAACTAACATATAAAAGGGTGGGCAAAACTGCCTACCCTTTTTTAATACCAATAAATTATGGCTTGTACACTAACAACAGGAAGAAAGTTACCATGTAAATCAGGGGTAGGTGGTTTAAAAACTGTTTACTTCGCTGATTATGGAACTCTTGGCACAGCTACGATTTCAGGTGGAGAAGTAACTGCATTAGCAGGTACACCTGCTTTATTTCAATTTGATATAAAAGGCAATTCATCCTTAGAAACTGCAATCAATAGCTCAAGAGAGAATGGTACTACTTTCTACGAAACTACGTTAAACTTAACACTTACGTTTCTTGAAAAAGCTACACAAGAAGAATTAAAATTAATTGCTCATGCAAGACCTCATGTTTTTGTAGAGGACTATAATGGTAATTATTTTGTAGTAGGTTTAGAGCATGGTGCTGAGGTAACAGGTGGAACGATTGTGAGTGGTGCTGCTATGGGAGACCTAAGTGGTTTTACTTTAACTATGGTAGCGCAAGAAACTTCACCTCCTTTCTTTATTACAGGATCAGTTGTAACAGGAGATGCAAGTGCAACTCAAATCACACCAAACTAAAAATAATTTCTTATATTTATAAGAGTTTTCATAATTTGAAATTAGTTTTGTTTTTAAAGGGGAGTTTTTTAACTCCTCTTTTTTTATACACAAAATTCAAAGTTTATACGTTATATAAGTATGATACACTTAACACCAACTGCATCAGCTCAGACATTAAAAGTAATACCAAGAAGTTATCCCTCAAGTGTAAAAATGATTGTAAGAGATGATTCAACAAACACCTCAACATCATATACTGAGGTAAGTGCAACTACAGATAAAAATTATTTAGTAATATCTAAGGCGTTTAGTCCTGTTTTAGTAGATGGGAGATTTTATGATTTAACTATTGAGGAAGGTGTAGGCTTATCAGCTAAGGTTATTTATAAAGATAAAATATTTTGTGCTAATCAACTTATTAATCAAGCAAACAACCAATATTATAGTGTTAATTCAAATGAATATACAACTCCATCAGGAGATGACAAGCACGATAACGACTATATTGTAATATGAAAAATAAATCAGATTTAAGTATTGTAAATTTAAGCACCTATACTTCTCCACAAGTTAAAGAAGTAAGAGGCAAAGACTTTATTGAATATGGAGAAGATAACAACTACTTCCAATATTTAATAGACAGATACAACGGAAGTCCTACAAATAACGCTATTATAAATGGTGTTAGCGAGATGATATACGGAAAAGGCTTAGATGCTACCAACTCAAATAAAAAGCCTAATGAGTATGCTCAAATGAAGTCTCTATTTAATAATGACTGCACAAGAAAACTATGTTATGATCTTAAGTTAATGGGACAATGTGCATTACAAGTTATCTACTCAAAAGACAGAACTAAGATTGTACAGCTTGAACACATGCCAATAGAGACATTAAGAGCCGAGAAATGCAACGAAAAAGGCGAAATAGAGGGTTACTATTACTTTAGTGATTGGTCAAAGTACAAGCGAGGAAACGAACTAAAAAGAATACCTGCATTTGGAACTTCTAAAGAGGGATTGGAAATACTTTACATAAAGCCTTATAGAGCAGGTTTTAAGTATTATAGTCCTGTAGATTATCAAGGGGGAACACAATACGCAGAATTAGAGGAGGAGATATCTAACTTCCATTTAAACAACATACTAAATGGACTTGCACCAAGTATGTTAATCAACTTCAATAATGGAACTCCTGATCCTGAGCAAAGGGAAATGATAGAAAGAAGAATCTACGAAAAGTTTAGTGGCTCAAGTAATGCAGGTAAATTTATTTTAGCATTTAACGACAATCCTGAAACTGCTGCAAGTATAGAGCCTGTACAGTTAAGTGATGCACACCAACAATACGAGTTCTTAAGTAACGAAAGTTCTAAAAAAATTATGGTATCTCACAGAATTGTAAGTCCTATGTTGTTTGGAATAAAGGATGACACAGGTCTTGGTAACAACGCAGACGAATTAAAGACAGCTTCTATACTATTCGACAATCTTGTAATTAAGAGCTTTCAAGGGCTTTTAATAGATCACTTTGACCAAATACTTGCTTACAACGATATCGCTCTTAATTTATACTTTAAAACTCTTCAGCCACTTGAATTTGTAGATATGGAGAACATTGAAGATGAAGAAACTAAAGAAGAAGAAACAGGAGTTAAGTTAAGTAAAGAAGATGACTTTAGAGATTCTATAGCACAAGACCTAATAGACTTAGGAGAAGATGAAGAAGAACTACTAAAAGATTTTGATTTAGTAGATGAATCAGAAGTTGATTATGAGTTTGATGATGAAATGGACGAGCTTATAGAACAAACCAATGACGAAGTAAAATTAGCAAGAGTAGGTAAGGCTACACCTTATAGAGAAAGCGATCAAGACGGAAAAACACCTGCTGCTAAATTATTAGGTTATACATTTTTAGTAAGATACTATTACAGTCCAAACAGAGTAAAGAGAACATCAAGAGAGTTCTGTAAAAAAATGGTAAGAGCTAAAAAAGTATATCGTAAAGAAGATATAAAAGCTATGGATCAAATAGCAGTCAACGCAGGGTTTGGTAAAGGTGGATCAGATACTTACTCTATATGGCTTTACAAAGGTGGTGCAAGATGTGAGCATTATTGGTCTCGTAGAACATATTTAAGAAAAGATGGCAATAAGAGTTTAGGTAAAAAGCTATATGATTCAGAGGCTAAGAGACGAGGTTTTATAGCACCTAAGAACGCAAAGAAAGTAGCTATGAAGCCAAAGGATATGCCTTATAGTGGATATACAGCAGCATACGCAAAGAAAATAGGAATAAGTAGATAATTATGGCAACAGCATTATTCATATCGAGAACAGATTTAGTCAAGAATAGTATCATTGATGGCAACGTAGATACGGATAAGTTTATCCAATTTATTAAAGTAGCACAAGAGATTGAGATAAGAAACTACTTAGGAACTAAACTTTACGAAAAGCTACAAGCTGATATAGCAGGATCAGGTGTTACAGGTAACTACCAAACCTTACTAAACAAATATGTACAACCTATGTTGATATGGTATGCACAAGCAGAGTACATTCCTTATGCAGCTTATCAAATAAAAAACGGAGGAGTGTTTAAGCATACAAGCGAGAACGCAGAAACAGTTTCAAGAAGTGAGGTAGACTATTTAGTAAACAAAGCAAGAAACACAGCAGAGTATTACACGCAGAGATTTTTAGATTACATAAACAACAACAGTAATTTATTTCCTGAGTATAATCAAAATCAGGGTGGAGATGTTTATCCTGATAGCGATGGATTATTTAACGGATGGGTATTGTGAGATACAAACCGAAAGAAAAAAATATAATAAAATTAAAACAGTATTTAAATGGC